AAACACCGTGCCAAGCGCACGTTGCCCTCGAAGTGCAGCAGCAAGGGCGTGCGCACGTTCCTGTTCACTCGGCTCATCGTCGAACATGTTTGCGGCCATGGGTCACCTGTTTCCGTTGCTGCCGTTCGCCTTGCCCTGCATTTCAGCCATGAAGAGAGCCTGCGCAATCGGGCTTTTGTAGAACGACGGGTCGCGCATCGCTTCGGTGTTCGCCTGAAGGCCCTCTTCAGTCTGGCCCATTTTGTAGCCGCCATAGACCTGGCCCGCGATGTCGCCGATGCCACCCAGTGCCGCACCTAGGCCTGTTTTGTATTGCTGGCCGCTGCCCCTGCGAAGCGCGTTCGCCATCTCCATTTGGCGCATCAAATCTTCGCGTTTCGTGCCGAGGGTGTTGCGGTCCAGCACGGGGCTCATCGCTGCCCCGAATTGGTCGGGCGACATTCCCTCGAGGCCCTGGGGCTGCTGTGCCTGTTGCGCTGGCGGCTGCATTCCTGGGAACGCGCCCACTGCCATCTCCGGATTGAAGTTGAAAGGGAAGTTCATTTGCCGCCTCGTTTCAGGAATGAGTAATCAACGAACTTCACGCCATCGATTTCGTGCACGTACTCGGGCGCGACTTTCTCGAGGTCCTGAGCAATGACGCCTTGATGCGTGACGCCAGGCTGATGCTTGTACTCAAACGAGGCGAATGGAACGCCAGGCATCGCTTCGGCCTCGTGGCGCACCACGTTTGTCTTGGCGCGTTCGTCTGACATCATCGCCGCAAGACTGGCTAGCGCACCGATGCCACGAATGCCGCCACTGACAGCATCAGCAGTGTTGCTGCTGCCGATGCCATACATGTCCATCATTTGCTGATTGTAGGCCTGCGTCCCTGCCTGATTGAGGGCGGCGCCCTGGCCCGCTGACGAAGCCGTCGAGTTGTCTGCGTTGTAACCCGGCATCGCCAAGAACCCTTGCATTCGCCCCATTTCCTCCATGGGCATACCGCGTTGTCTGAGCGCCTCAGCGATTCCCTGCTGTCGTGACGACATGTCATTTCGAAACATCGAATCGCCGGCAGCCGTGCTTTGCATGAAAGCGTTGTTCATGGCGGAGCCGTAGGCGTCGTTTCGGTCCTGTCCGAGCGATGACATCTCGTTTCGGTATGCTTCGCTCGATGGGTCCAAGCCCTGATTCAGGAGCCGCGTTCGAGTCTGGTCTTCCCGCTGGCTCCACATCGGGTCAAGCCTCGAAGCGGCCTGACCATACGCGGCATCGTAGGCCTGCTTTCGCGCTCCGTCGCCCGTGGGCATCGAACCGAACTGACCGAACGAAAACGGCTGACTCATGCTCTGTGCGGCTTGCTGCTGAAGCGAATCATGGACGCCGGCAAGAGGCCCGGAGAATCCAGTGGTCTGTGCCTGTCTGCCGGTTGCCGGGTCGTATGCATAGGAGCTCTGCGCATATGGCGTGTACTGAGTCAGCCGGTTGTTCTGGAGCTGTTGATTCGATGCCTGGGCAAGTTGTTGCGAATTGTCCTCATACGGCCTCATCTGGTCAGTCGGTGGGGATTTTTTGCTCATGTCATGCCGCCTCTCGTACTTGTTGTGGCAACCAGCGACATTCGTCGCGTCGCATCTCGAAAAGAACGTTGTCCACGCCAATCTCGAAGCCGTCCCTGATTCGATACGTCTCACGAAACCCAAGACGCTTGACGAGCTGCTGACTGCGCGCGTTCCATGCCGGGATAAGCGCCAAAAGGACGCCAAGCCCCATCTGCTCGAACGGGTAATGAAATGTCGGCACAACCAGCGAACGCCAGGCGATGGGCGACTCGACCGCCACGTGAGCTTCGCACGAGTTGCGCGACCAAGAGTCATAACCGACCATCCCACGTATAACGCCGGCGTTATCAACGGCCTTGATGGCCATGAAGCGCGACGTGGGCGCGCAATGGGCGCGTTCGACAATCCATGGAACATCATCGGGCGTGGCAGCGACGACTCTCACAGCAGCCCTCCCGTCTCGTATCCGACGTCAAAGCCGACAATGATGGTTCGTGTCGTCGCCGACCCACGCGCAGCCAAGGCCACGTGCACGCCGATGCCGGTGGCGCCTCGAGACTCGTTCATTGCGTTGTATTCGCCGCCCCACAGGGCCGTATCCCAAACGGCAGAGTCCCACGCGTCACCCGACGCAGCAGCGGGCGGCACCGTGGCGAGCTCTGCGAAGTTGAAGTCATACCTGGCTTCGACAGCAATGGCCGGGTTGGTGGTGCTGGTCAGCATCACAGGCCGAATGATTTGCACCTGCTTCATGCTCGCATTGCCCAAGTTCTGGAACGATGTCAGTAGCGCCCAATCAATGGATGAGTAAACATCCGGGTCGGCTAGCGTCACACCATCGACGTACCCGTCATTGATACAAATGCGCCCGTCGATGGTGCCGAAGTAAAGCTTTCCGCCGTAGGCCTCTGACGAGTAGATGGGCAGGTCGCGATACTTTCCCCAGCCTCGAGTGGTGAGCGACATCACGAGCTGATTGGTGGCCGTGCCTTCAGTTTCAGGAACCGTGACAACCAGCGCATTCTCTTCGGGATGAATGCGCATCGACCAGCCGCGCACCGTGGCGCGCGTCAACATGAGTTGGTTGAAAAGGTTCGCGACGTCGGCCGTGGTGTATTGCCCTTTGTCCTCGTTGCCTGCAATCAGCTTCGAAAGCGGAACGATTCCGCTTCGAGACATGAGCAGCAAGTCACCGCCGTAGCTCGTCGCAATTTGTCGGCCCGCGGGCGCATCGCCCATGTACCAGACACCTTGAATCGAAATCGTGTTGGCGCTGGATGGGTCTGTACCCTTGTACATGACGACATCGCCGGCCTGGGAAATGATGACAAGCATGTCATCGAGGCCCTCGCCGGCATCGATGGACCAGTTCCACACGCCGACAGCCGAGCCGCCCGCGCGGAACCGGGCGCCAACCGGGAACGCCGAAGCAGCGCCGTAAAGCGAGCCGGCCGTCATGTACCAGAGGCGTTCTGTGTCGCGCTCCACGAACACCAGCCGCTGCTTCCATGACGTGACGTGCACGAAAGTGCTTGGGTCAACTCCAGAGATTTGCGTTCCACCGCCACCCATCGAGACGGCGGCCCATGTGTCGGTGGTTCGCGTGTAAACGTGAAGCCCGTTTTCTTCATCGCAATAAATCAGGAAATGGCCGGCCGACGTCTGCATCGCGTGCGCAACGCCATAGCCCGCGTTTCCGCTGTCGACTGAGAACGCCAACACCAGCGATGGCGATGTCGTTGACGCCGAGACATCCCAAATGCCTGACGATGTTGTCGCGAACAGTTTGTTGTCCGAACCGTCGCTTGCTGGCCCGCCGAAAGGGAGAATGCTTCGCACCAAGTCGTCAGATGTGCCGGTGAGATTCGTTACCCATTCGCGCCAACCGAGGCGCGCACGAAGCCCATACTCGCCGCCATTGAGGTTGAAACTCTGAACGCACTTGTTTGCCGGCATCGCCGAGCCAGCGCCAAGCGTTGTCATGCCACCAACAGGCGCCGGCATGTGCCCGGTGGTGAGCCGCCCTGGAATCGCTGGCCTTCGCATTCTTGCAAACATGGGTCAACTCGAGGCGAGAGTGGCGCAGTTAAAGTTTACGGTGCCGGCCGTGCTGTGGGTGGTGGTTGACTGGAATTTCACGTGAAGGAATTGATTGTCCGTGGCTGCATTGAACGTGATGACGACGAGCTGGCCGAGCTGAAAAACCGTGGGCGAACCACCGGCCACTGCGATTGATTCTGTGTCGCTCGTTCCGCCTGTTAGCGTCGCGGTGCAGAGTACCGTCGTCGCATTGCGGCCCATGTACACGCGCAAGACGCGTGTTGCTCGCATCGCCCTGCACCGAAACTGGAAGCCGTGGCCAATCTGCGTGGCCGAAACGTTGATGTATGAGCCATTCTCGTACGCGGATAAGCCAGCGGCGCTGATGTCGTCAGTCGTCGAGATTGTGCACGGGAAATCAAGGTCACCATTGGTGATTGCAGACGAAGCGCTAGGCGCCTTAATCCACTCGAACGAGTGAAACATGTCGCCTTCGCCGCCAATCTTCTTGATTGTCGCCGTCAGCGCAGGGCGCACTGCGTTGATGCTGCCGATGTGGTGCCAGTCAATCGTGCCTTCGCTGGTGAGATTCAGCGACGCTGGCCACGCGGCTTGGGCGGCAATCACAACCGATGGAGTGATGATTGCGCTTGAGGCCTGCGTCGTTGCATCAGGAAAGGCCGGTGCACTGCTGAACGTCTTGGCCCCTGCGAAGGTTTGCGTGCCCGTGGTGACAACGCCGGGCTGTGAGCCGCTTGCCGGCTGCAAAGTCAGAGTGACGCCGCTGATGCTTGCTCCGTTCGCATTCGCCGACGAACCGACAGCCGCCATCGTGGTGACGCCGGCCGTGGCTCCCGTGGTGACGCCATCAAGCTTTGTCTTATCCGCCGCACTCAATGCGCCGGCACTCACTCCAGCGACGGCGGTGGCCAGCGACAGCGCTTGAGCCACCAGCGAAAGGCCGTTGGCCGTGCCCAACGTGACATCGCCGGTATTCGAGCCCGTGTGCGTGCCAGTAATCGCGTCCAGCTTCGTCTTGTCAGACGCCGACATGAAGCCAGCAGACGCGCCGGCTACGGCGTGCAGAGTGCCGCCCAGCTGCGTTCCATGCGCGTGCACGTGGTCATTCCGCGAAGCCGTGGTTCCCACGCCAGCGGCTGCCGTGCCGACAGCCTGGGGCGATGCGTCGCTCAAGTCCACGCCGGCCGCCTCAACTTCAAGCACAGCCGTGCGCAAGTCGTAACAAGCATCACGCAAGTCGTTCACTTCGGTGGACGTCAACACGTTGGCAGAAGTCCACTCGGCCGGCCGGGATGTGCCCGGCGCCGGCTCCTTGTCGTCGAACAATTCCTCGCTGGGATTTGTGACGAAAGTACCCATCTAGAACAGGCCTCCGCCGTCATCGAAGCCGAAGCCGGTGTTGGGCACGTTGTGCAGCGCAAGGTGTCGCGAGCCGGAGGTAATCGGCAATGAACGAGCCGCACCATCTGCGCCTTGAGCTCGAGCCAGCGCCCTGTCGAAATCTTCTTGAACGGCCGCCGTGTCGAGACCTTTGGAGCGCCGCCATAGAAGCTTCAGGCCGCACACCAAGAGGCGTCGGTCGAAAGTAACCGTGTCTTGCCCATCAGTCGATGTGTCGCTGGTTGGCGCATCTTCGCCCGTGGGCTGGACCCAGTAACTCGTCAGGTATTCGAAGGCGATGGCTTCAGTCGCATCTGGCGTCGGGCTGATGTTGAATTGATTGCCCGCGATTCGAAACGCCGGACATGCCGACGAAACGATGTTGGCCGATTGCAGCACCTCCCAGTGCTGCGCAACAAGCGGCACCATCCGGCGCCCATAGGTTCGGTTCCAGCACGTGTCGTCGATGATTCGCAGGAAGTCGTCCGGCAAGTCGTACGCTGCCGTGCCGTCTGCCGTGTTGAATGTGTGAGTCGCCGTGAGGTGAGTCCATTGGTAATCGCGCGATAAGTCTTGGCCCAATGACGTCAGGTGCTGGCACAACTGCACGACAGCAATATCTGTGACGTCGTATGGGTCGGCGGGCTTGGTGGCGCGCAAGCCGAGTTCAATAATCGCATCGTTGATGATGTTCGCCGCCAAGTCCCATTCCACGCGTCACCTCACTTGGACCCGAAATAGGATTTCTTCTTCTTTGGTTCTTTCTCGGCGGGTGGCTCCATCTCGGCGGGCGGCTCCTTCGCGGCGACGGCGGGCGCGTTGAAAGCTCGATATTCAGCCTTGTACTTCTGTCGGTCAGCGTCCGTCGCCGGACGGTTGAGAACATCGCCGCCCGGCAAATCGATGACGACATATTCAATGGGGTCGCCCTTCAGCCCCTTGTCGGCGGTTTCTCTTTTGAGC